CAAACGGTTTAGTGCCTATGACCCGCAAAAGTCAGGTTAAACATTTTTTAGAATCCTCAAAGGTTATAACAAAGCGCAATATTTCAGTAATAAATTTTATACTAAGCAAATATGATTGAACTAATTAAAAGCGAATTAATACCGATTAAAAAACTGTTTAATAATAACGGGCAAATTGAGGGACTACCAAAAAACCCGCGTATTATTAAAGACCATAAGTATTTAAAATTAAAAGCAAGCATTGAGGAAAACCCCGAATTTTTAGGCGCAAGGGAATTGCTGGTTTATGCGCATGAAAATAACTTTGTTATACTTGCGCGCAATATGAGGTTTAAAGTTGCTCAGGAGTTAAATTTTAAAGAAATACCATGCAAAATTATACCCAGCAGTTTTACAATAGAACAATTGAAAGCAATCGTGATAAAAGATAACGTGAGTTATGGCTCAGAGGACTGGGATGCCTTAGCCAATGAATGGGACTATGAACAGTTGCAATTTTGGGGTTTAGATGTACTAATTACTTTAAACGATGAGACCGAATTAAAAGATTTATCTAATAAAATTGATAATCTTTATAGAATTGAAATTGTATGTAAAGACGAAGAACATCAAGAAAATATTTATAATAAACTAATAGAACAAGGATACGAATGCCGACTTTTGACATTATAAAAGAAGTAAAACCAAGTAAAACGTTTAGAGTTGCTTCAGTTATAGGTAAATTTGATTTACAATCTGAAAATATTGTAGAACATTTTAAAGGTGATATTGATTTGCCTAAAAATTGGCAAATAGGTTTAATTGTAGGGAAAAGCGGAACTGGAAAAACAACAATAGCAAAACAATTATTTCCTGAAAGTTATATAACATCATATGAATACACGAAAGAAACTGTTTTAGATGATATGCCAAAAAAATGTAGTGTAGAACAAATAACTTCAGCATTTAATTCAGTAGGTTTTTCAAGTCCACCAAGTTGGTTAAAACCATATTCAGTATTAAGTAACGGTCAAAAAATGCGTGTTGACTTAGCAAGAGCAATATTAGAAGAACAAAAGTTTTTTGTATTTGATGAATTTACAAGCGTAGTAGATAGAAATGTGGCACAAATAGGTTCGTTTGCTATGCAAAAAGCAATTAGAAAGACTGATAAACAATTTATAGCAGTTACATGCCATTTCGACGTACAAGATTGGTTATTGCCCGATTGGGTATTTAATACCGATACAATGACCTTTCAAAGTTTTGAAGGGCAAAAAAAAAATAGACCAAAAATCAAATTTGAAATATTCAATACAACAGATAAAACAATTTGGAAGATGTTTGCTAAGCACCACTATTTAAGTCATAGTCATAATAACGCTGCAAATGTATTTATAGCAACTGTAAATGATGAAATAGCAGGATTTATAAGTATATTACATTTTCCACATCCGAAAACTAAAAATATGAAAAAAGTTCATCGTTTAGTTATATTGCCTGATTATCAAGGAGTAGGAATAGGATTAAGATTATTAAATGAAATTGGAAAGATATATAAAGACGAACAACAAAGATTTAATATTGTAACATCAGCGCCAAGTTTGATAAACGCATTAAAAAAATCAAATAAATGGATAACAACAAGATTTTCAAGAACAACTACACAATCAAAAGGAACGACAGTTGGTAATATGCAAACTTCATCAAATAGAATTACAGCAAGTTTTGAATTATTTTAATTTTATTAAAAATAAAAAAAATATATAATAAAAATATTAACTTAATAAAATAACTATGCCTATACCAAGCCCAAACCCAAACGAAACCGCTGATAAATTTATTCAACGTTGCATGAGCGATGAAATTATGTTAAGCGAATATCCCGACCAATCTCAACGTTTTGCGATTTGTTCCGTATCTTATGATAAAGAAAAAATGCAATTAAAAAACTGTGATAATACTGTGAATAATGCCGAATCCACAAAACCTTAAATCATTTAAAAAAGGCGAGGACAATAGACGCAATTTAAAGGGAAGACCAAAAGGTAAATTGCGCGATATTAAAGAGGTTATATCAAACCTATTAACGCAAGAAAAAAACAACCAGCAACTTATTGACGGGCTTATGACGGTTATTGTTAATAAGGCTTTAAAAGGCGATTTAAAGGCAACTGAGATGCTTTTGGCATATACTTACGGGAAACCTACACAAAAAACAGAAATAAGCGGTACAGACGGCGAAAAATTAGACTTTTCAATTAATGTTATAACTGGCGATAAAACAACGCCGTATAAACCCGAATAATGAAAACAAGCGCATTGTTTTTATGGAATTTATTTCCTGAAAATTATTCAAATATTGATAAAAATAAAAAAGTTATTTGCGTAAATCAAGGCGGTACGTCAAGCGGTAAAACTTATTCAATTATGCAAGTCCTTTTTTATTTGGCTATTAATAATGATAATTGGGTTATAACTGTAGTTGGTCAAGATATACCAAATTTAAAAAAAGGTAGTATTCGAGATTCATTAAATATTGCAAATGAAAACCCATTTATACAAAAATTTTTAGTTCAATATAATCAAACAGAAAAAACATTTTTATTTAAGAATAAATCAATTATAGAATTTACCTCTTTTCAAAATTCTCAGGATGCTAAAAATGGTAAACGCCATGTTTTATTTTTAAACGAAGCAAACGGTATTAATTACAATATTTATGCAGAACTTGAAATGAGAACATCAAAAAGAGTTTATATTGACTACAATCCGAATGCTGAGTTTTGGGTACATTCAAATGTTATCAATTTACCAAATACGGCTTTTTTTATTTCTAATTATGAACATAATCCTTTTATTGATAAAAATATTGTAGAATCTATACTAAGGTTAAAAGATAAAGATTTTCAACTGTGGCGCGTTTACGGTTTAGGGCAAACGGGCAAAATAGAGGGTTTAGTTTTTGATTATTCCTTAGTTGAGGAAATGCCGAAACATTTAGATAAAATTGCATACGGCATGGATTTTGGTTTTACCAATGACCCGACAACCTTAGTTAAGGTTGGATTAAGTGACGGCAAATTATACGGTCAGGAAATCATATACCAAACTGGCTTAACAAATCGCGATATTGATAAATTGTTAAAAGAAAATAATATACCAAAAAGTTTTAATATCTTTGCTGATAGTGCTGACCCAAAAAGTATTAAGGAACTGCGGTTATTTGGTTGGAACGTTTTGCCCGCTGATAAAGGCGCGGATTCAATTAATTACTCAATACAGTTACTTAAAAATTATGGTTCAATACATTTAACAAGGGATTCAATAAACTGGATAAAAGAGGCAAAGAGTTATAAATGGCGCGAATTAAAAGACGGCTCAAAAACAAATCAACCGATTGATGCCTTTAACCATTGCTGGGACGCATGCCGATATTATGCGCTCGGAATGTTAAAAGGGAATAACAAAAAATTATTAGCATTTTCATAAAATTAAATAACTATGACAAACGAGGAATTAAAAGTATTAACGGATGCAATAGGGGTTTTATCAAACTACCCAGCAAATTACCGCGCAAAGGCTTTGGCGGGTCAAATTAGCAACTTTCTTAATAACAACCGTACAAATAGGTTTGAAAGACAAATAAACCCGAATGCGGGCGTTTTAAACGCAAAGCAAATAGAATATACCCAGCCGAAAAAAATTAGTTTAATGGAGGCAAAAGAATTAAACGAAATTGAAAATGCAGAGGGCAATATATTAGCGACAAGCGAAACCAAAAGAGGCAGAAAGAAAAACAATGATAATATTTAAAACCTCAAACGGGCAAAAGTTTGAATACCCGCATGAATTAAAGGATATAACGCTAAAGCAATATTTAACCTATTTGGATTTAGTGCAACCGCAAAGACCCGAAATTCTTTTAAAGATTGATTCTTTAAATGATAAATTAATTCAGGCGCAAGACGAAAACGATAAAAAAGGTACGGCGCAATTTCAAAAGGAACTGGACGAAGCCGTTGCCTCAATTGACGATATTGTTACATATCAAAAACTTTTCCCCTATTACGCAAAGGTTGTTTCTTATTGGTCGGGGTTAAATGAAAGCGTTATTTTAGGTAAGGGCGAAAATGAGGGAATGAATACAAACGATTTAACGAACCTTTATTTGCATATAACTAAAATAGTAAACGATTTACCTACGGTTGAGTATTCAAACGTTATTGAGGTTGACGGTGAATTTTGGTATTTACCTGAGCAATATTTGAAAAATGCAACTGTTATTGAATTTGCAGAAAGTTCGCAATTTTTGGCTAATATGAAAAAAGTTGAGGGCGGTCAATGGTATGCAATCTCAAAAATCATGTGCGTACTGGTAAGAAAAAAAGATGAGAAATATAGCGATTCTTTACTAAGACGCGAGGAAATGTTTTTAGGTTGGAATTTAGAAAATGTATGGCGCGTTGCTTTTTTTTTGTTGAGGCTCAACGTGAAATATCAACTAAGTATAAACAATTATATAAGCGCTCAACAATTGACGAAATTAAAGCTGGCGTTGAAAAATTAAATGATTCATTCGGTTGGTATTTAACGTTAAAAAGTTTAGCAGAAAGCGGTATATTTAACCGTCCTGATTTAACGCCTTTGGAAAGCGCAGAACAAGCAAACTTATACGAGGCTTATACCTTTTTAAGCGCGCGCTCAGCAGAGGTTGAATATCAAAATAATCTAAATCAAGTTTTAAGCAAAAAAAAATGAGAATCCTAAAATATTTATTATCTTTCTTTGCCTTAGTAGGTTTATGTATTTCGGCTTTATTTGCAGAGGGTTGGATTCATACGCTTATATGCGCCTTGTGTTTTCTCAATGGCTATTTATTAAACGCATTTCAAAAATCATGAACTTAGTACAAATATCAAATCTTTTCAATCAAATCTGTTTAGCGTTAAACGTTGCCCAGCCAAATACGGTTGGGTTTTATCATTACGGGTACTATTCAGATATAAATACCAATATTCAAAATAACTGGACGGGCGCAAATAACGTTGGAAGTTTATACCCAAAAGTTCAACTATTATACCCCGACGGAACTATTGAAATAAAAGAAAAATCAGTTAAAAATAATATTAATCTAAATTTGGTTTTTTCAGATTTGCAATATTACAATAATGATTCAAGTTATAACGCTCGTTCAATAATTGAAGTACAAAGGGATTTGGAAACCTTAGCGGTCAATGTTTTATCAGAGTTCAATCGAATAGGTAGAGGCTCGCAATACCAAATAGGAATAACAAGCCCAATTAATATTGATTATTTTAGCGATGCGCACAATGATTCTTTGGTTGTTATTCAGGTAACATTTAGTATTTTTTATTTGAATGATTGCCCGTTATTAACTGCTGATATTAGCGCATTGCCTAATAACTTTAATGATGTTCCCCCAGCAACAAATGATTTAGAATTATTATAATATGTTTATAAGGGTAAGCGCGTTATGTGAAGGTTGTTCTGAGTTTGAAATGGTTAATATTTATTTGCATGAAATTGTTGAGATAGGGGATATAAGGCATGACAATAAAAAACTAAGTTATATTAAAACAATTTATGAAACCTATATAATTCGTTTAAAATTAGATACATTAATTGAACGCATAAATGACAAAAGAGGATTCCTTTAAATTACTGGGTAAATACGTAGGCGAATTAATCAAAATTAATTTGCAAAAGGAATTTATTGCGCAAGGGCATAACCTCAGCGGGAATTTAGTTAAAAGTATTGAGTACAAAATACAAGCGACAGCATCAAGCGCAAAGATTGATTTTTTAATGAACGATTACGGTATGATTTTAAACTTTGGCGTTGAGGCTGAGCGCATACCTTATACCCCAAATAGCGGTAAAAAAAAATCAAAATATATTGACGCTTTGGTTAAGTATGTTAACAAACGCATGGGCAAAAGTGGCAAAGAGGCTGAACGCATTGCTTTTGCTATTGCCAAAAAACAAAAAAAAGAGGGAATGCCGACAGATGCAA